TTTCCCTCAGGCCAGCATATAATATTTTCTGTTCCCTCTTTTGACTGTGCTTCACATGTCAGGTATTTTCGCTCTAGAAAGCATTGTGTTGAGAGGTATTCGCCTTTTGTTAAAATCAGAAGGTCGGCTAAGGTTGTGATGAATCCTGACAAAGGATCTTGTATTTGGGTTTTTACCGGCAAGGTGAAGTGATTTGTCATGGCCTTATTTACTTGGCAAGAAATGTGCCTCTCAGACCGGTTTTCTTGGGTTACTGATACTCTTTTGTTGGCAGGAGAATATGCTGTAGTGGGTAAAAATCAAACAACCAGGGCTCCATTCGAGCTAGTTGGGAAAATGCCTGGGGGCGACTGGCGTTGGTATGCTGAGCGGACACACAGTTTTGATACGGACGTGAGGTTGTCAGCTACAGGGACCGCTCCAACTAAGCAAAAAGCCAAGGAGAGGGCAGAAGAGGCTCTTCGGCACTTCCTTTTGTTCAGGGGGTTTTCTTATGAGTAAGGACATGGTAAATCATCCTCCCCACTATCAGTTAGGGGGAATAGAAGTTCTAGATGCCCTGGAAGCGTGGGAGTTGGATTACCACGAAGCCAACGTAGTCAAGTACATTGCCAGGGCGAAGCATAAAGGCAAGCGGCTGGAGGATCTCAAGAAAGCCCAGTTCTATCTTAACAGAAAGATTGAACTGCTGGAAAGAGAGCAGGATGCCTGACCTTGTTGTGTGTGTGAGATGCCACGAGAATCCTGACCTTGTTTTGGATACTATAGAAGCAGTCAGAAGCAATTCAGATTCTACAGGGACTTTTGTGTTCGCTGCTGTGGACGGGGTTACTTCCCTAGCCAGGGCCCTCAGGAAACGAGGTGTAATTACCTACTGCTCACCAAATAAAAATGGGTGGGGGGTCGGTATGTTTGCCCTTTTGATGGAGTCTCTGGCTTTTGCAAGGAGTAAGTTTGGACCAACACATTTTCTGTCCATTGATTACGACACCTTGTTTCTCTGTCCTGGGGTAGACGATTATGTTCTGTCTTTGATTACGAGTGAGAAGATTGGTCTGGCAGGACCTTACAGAGCAAGTAACAAGAACTGGGCAACATATTTCTATCAGGACAGGGAAGTAATTCAACATTTTCTTGGTGCCATTCCGGACACATTCATTCCGGGCGAAGGTATACACGGCAGCTTTTCTTTGTTGACCCAAGCCTTTGTTTCAGCTTTGGAGTCTGCTGATTATTTTCAGCTTCCTAGAAAGGACGCTAAATTTTACACAAGGCTTCCTGATGATCATTTGTTGACTTTGGTGGCTAGGTTACTGGGCTTTGACTTGGTAAAGGTTAGTAGGAACAAGGTCATTTCTTTTTGCAAAACCACTATTTCTCCGATAGGAAAGGAGAAGGCGGGCATTCTAGCTTTTCATCCTGTAAAGGATGATTGGAAGGGCACCAAGGCAAGGAGATACTTTAGGAAAAAGAGGAAGTGATGCCTGACCTTGTTGTGTGTGTAAGGTGCCATAAAGATCCGACCATGATCACAGATTCCGTTGACGCTGCCCGTTACTATACCGGGGAGAATACTGAGGTTGTCTGTGCTGTGGATGGCATTCCTGAACTAGCAGTCAGATTGGACCAGGGTTGTCATATCCCCACCTACTGTAGCCGCAAGAGGTGGGGCTGGGGGGCAGGGCTATACACCCTGTTGGTGGAGGCTATCGAGTGGATTTGGGACAAATATGGCCCTTGTCATGTTTGTTCTATTGATTATGACACCCTGTTTATCAATGAAGCTGTGGATGACTTTGCTTTGGGGCTCATTACCTCTGAGAAAATAGGGATTGTGGGCAGGCACATTCCTGACAACGAGAGGTGGAGGGACACTTTTAACAAGGAGGAGCGGAAGCTAAGGAAGAAGGTTGGCGAAATACCAACAGACTATATTGCTGGAGAGGGTGTCCAGGGTGGGTTCATGTTGCTTACCCAGGCTATGATTACGAACATGAAACGGGCCGGTTATTTCAAAGCACCACTCCGTTTCCCTAAAGAATTCACTACAATGGCTGATGATCACTTCATTGTTTTGGTGTGCCGCTGCCTTGGGCTAGATATAGTTCATGGGGGAGACCCCTTTTGTTGCGAATGGAAGGCCATTAGAGATCCCAGGGGGGCAGAGAAGGAGGGCATAAAAGTGTTCCATCCCATAAAGATGGGCAATGCTTTTGATCACTATAACAGACAGCTAGAGCTTGAGATGAGAAATTACTTTAGAAAAATCAGGGGGCGAGGAGAACTGAAGTGACCAAAGTTTATCACAGCAGCCAGAAGGATGATTGGGAAACCCCCCCTGACCTTTTTGGGGTGCTAGACCTTGAGTTTGGGTTTACTCTGGATGTATGTGCCAGTCCAGAGAATACCAAGGTGGAGAAATTCTTTTCAGTAGACGACGATGGGCTTCAGCAGGATTGGGGAGGGCATGACTGCTTTATGAACCCACCCTATTCTCAAACAGCTAAGTGGTTGGCTAAGGCTGCTATGGAGGGGAAAAAGCTGTTTACAACGGTAGTATGCCTGATTGCTGCTAGGACGGATACCAGGGTGTGGCATGATATTGTGTGGAAACAGGCTAGGGAGATTAGATTTTTGAAGGGCAGGGTTAAGTTTGTGGGTGGTACAGCTTCTGCTCCTTTCCCATCTGCTGTGGTTATTTTCCAGAAACATTGTGTGGATGACATGGTGGATGTTTGGGGTTGGGACTGGAAGAAGGAGCCTGCTTATGACAAACAGGGCTTTGCGCAGAAAACATGCAGAGAGAATGAAAAGGAGAGCCCGTAAGCTTTATGCAGGCACCAAGTGTCCTGAGAAGTTTGCGGAGCATCTGGCCGTGTGTTCTTGCAATATGTGTGGAAATCCCAGGAAGCACCCATGGCACGAGGTGACTCTACAGGAGCGTAAGTTTTATGGACGAAGAAGAGCAGAAGCAGGCCAAGAGCTATAGTTTTCGCAGGCTGTGTGGAGATACCTTGGAGGTTACCTTTGCTCCGGACGGGTCGCTTAGTGCTGCTGTTTTGTGTGTGGAAGGTCAGAACTACTGTGTGACCGTTTATTTTAAGGGTCTTTTAGAGGAACAGCGTGTTTTCTTTCTGGGTGTGTTTGGTTTTGTAGAGCAGCTTGACCCTGTTGCGATGGAGCTTTTGCCAAAGGTCCTGTCTAACCTTCCTGATGGGTGTGTGGTAGAGAGTATAGTAGAGGTCAGGGGGGGTGTTTTTAGGCTGGTTGCTATATCGGAGGAGGAGCGGTCCTGCCCGACTGCCGCTCCTGTGATGCGGATATATTTAGATGCGGAAGGCCGTTTGTTGCGGTGAATTGAAAAAATAGTTTTGAAGTACATAAAAAAACTCCCCTTTTCGTGTATATACTAATGTAATGAGTAGAAAACACTCTAATATTACTGTGCCTAGAGCCATGTTTAATGGTAAATTGAAGAGTAAGGCCACGGAGTGCCCAGATTGTGGGGCTCCTGTCTACCGCTATAAGGGTGCTTATCAGAAAAGGTGTCCTAATTGTGGTGGTTCCCTTAGAGTGTTGGGGCTTAATCAGCTTAAGAGGCGTCCAATGGACAAGGCCCAGGTAGAATCCCTGATAAACGAGATTGTAGGAAACAACCTGTCCCCTGGGCAGGCTGCTCAAAAGGCTTTAGGCATAGAGCAGGACGAGCATGACACAGAGATCATAAACAATGCCAGGACTAAGGTTGCCATGGTAGGTATGCTCGATTCTTATGTGGGTGATGAGTTTGATTCTGAAGGGGGCTTGAAGCTTTACTTCGGGAAGGGGGCCAAGCCAGAAGATTTGAAGGGTTTGTTTGACAAGCTGGCCGTTATGAATATAGGCGGACAGGACATCGAGCTTTCCATGACCATACAAAAAGTAGATGATCCTCCTGCTGAGTGGATGGTGTGGCTGCGGCGTCCTACTACTGGACAGCCACAGGTTCAGGGAACCCTGGGTGTACAAGGCCCTGCCTCAGGAGAGGTTTCTGTAGGAAGATAAAGCTATGGTAAGATCTGTTCAACTACGTTGCCCTCACTGCGAAAATAGGCAGTCTATTAAAAAGACTACTATAACAGAGGGGGCTAGGATGACTTGTGTTGTTTGTGGCACACAGTATGATCTTTCTGCCAAGGTCCTTGAGCCTGTTCAGGCCCAGCAGGGAGGAATGGGACCTGGAATGCCGGCCCCACCCCCACCAGGCCCAGAGGGAGGGACACCAGCCCCACCAGACGCAGGAGGTGTCCCTGCACAACAGATGGCGGCTGCTTTGAAGGATGTTGATATTGAGAGGATCCTTGCTGAGGTGAATGGTGGTCTTGAACCCCATGCTGCCTTAAGGAAGCTTATGGGAGAGTGGAAGGATGACGGACTGTTCTTGGCAGACTGTGTAGCAGGTAAAGTCTTAGTGGAATGGGATGGGGTCGTTGAGGTTCTCAATGAGGACGAAGCGGTTCGTTACCTGGTTTTCCTTGGGGAGGACGAAGCTGTTGCCAAAGAGGCTGTAAAAACCCTGCTATATCCTGAGCCAGATCCTCCTAGTATGGACTATGAGGGTATGGCGAAGAAGCTGATCTTTGCAGAGGCGGAAAAAGAGGACAAGCCTGCTACCAGCCCTAAGAAAACTAAGGCCGATGATAATTGGCGTGGGTCGTTTGCCGAGTTCAACACCAAGCTATCCGCGTTGATGGACGAGCTTGCTGTTGATGACGATATTGGAAAGATTGTGGAGCTTCTCCAGGATGGCGGGTCTATGAATATAGAGGGGGAAGAGATTGTTCTTGACCTAACCAAGACACAGAAGGTTTTTGTAGACCTGCTGCAGCCTGAAGAGCCCGATCTTGGCGGCATGGATGAGGTTCCTGCGGGGCCTGAGGTCAAGCCTGTCCCAATGAGTATGCCTGTTGATTTGCCGCTTGACCAGGAATTGGGCGAGCAGGCACCCAGTGCTATCCCTCCGGAAGAAGAGCCCCTAGACGAGCCTATTGACGAGCCTATTGACGAGCCTATGGATAAACCTATTGACGAGCCCATTGATGAACCTATAGATGAACTACCCATCTCCCTTCCCGAACCAGAGGAAGAGGATACCGAGTTGGAAGACAAGGTAGCTGATGGGCTTAGGAAATTCTTCTAGGAGCGACTGATGCCTAATAAGCCCTGTATCCGCTGGTATTTTGATATTACTGAGAAGGACTATGCTGTATCAGCCCAGCATGCTGATACCTTGGCCGGGACACACCAGCTACAAGAACAGTACCCTATCCATTTTGCTGGGGCCTGTTTGTTTCTAGCCAACAGCACTAATGCTGATGTAGTGGTTTCTATTCAAGAGTCTGCTGACGGGACTACTTGGGTACCGGTCACTTTTTCTACCCATACAGTAGCAGGAAACCTGACAATTACAGTGGCCGAGCAAAGCTACGCAGCCTTGCTGTTCGTATCGTCAGCCCTGTGGATCAGGTTCATGGCAGTAGATTTAGCCGGGGAGCCTGTTCGTAACGGGGTGTTCTGTTATCTGTGTGAGTATCCTCCAGAAACAGCACGGTCAACCATTTACTAGTGGAGACGATAATTATGTCAGACAAGCTTCCTGAAAAGATTCAAGCCACTTACAGCTTGGTTGAAAAGTGCTGGAACAGGGCTCGGAAGCGGAAGAAGAAGGGTGCCGAAGACATCTTCGCCTCTGTCAATTTCAGGCTGTCTCGCAAGGGTAAGCCCGTTATGGGAGAGGATCTTCTTTTGCTTGGCCTACCTGTAGAAGTGACCCTGGAGTGTCTTGGCCCATTAGTAAAAGATCCTAAGGTAGAGGACGGCTATGATAAGGTGGTTGCTGCTGCCTTTCTGGTTGAGCATTGGAAAGTAGAGAGCGACAAAGAGTCCGCTGTTCTAGAAAAGACAGATGAGGGTATTGTCCTCAAGGAACAGTTTGTAACAGGGCTTACTGAAGCGGCGACTCAGAAAGGGACTGCTGACTACTGGAGAAAGCTTTTCCCAAACTGCCCTGAGCTACTGATTGGCTACTTGGCTAGTGTAACAGGTTAAGTAATGTCTTGGTGGCAACTATTCAGGCCCGGTGTTTTTAGTGAACCCGATAACCTACCACCCTATGATCCGGAGTTTTCTTTCTTTTGCTTTGTCAGAGAGCCCTTTGAAAAAACCATCATTTTGGTTTTGCCTGACGGAGACAGCTACGAGTTAGAGCCCAGAATCCTTGAGCGCTATTTGAAGCTTTATGGTGTTCCTGAAGATCTGATCTGGGGGCTGCTCACTTATATTTGGAACTTTTATGCTGTCTGGTTTGATAGAGAATCAGGAATCTACCAAAGTCTTCCCAAGGAGGAGATCGTAGATGAGAATACTGAACGAATCAGGGTCCCCGCTTTCCTGCAAGCCCATTATAGTGGAGCGTAAGGAAGGGCCTGTGGGAGAGAGGCTGCTTGTTCGTGGCCCGTCTCAGCGGGTGGGTATAAAAAACGAGAACGGTCGAGTTTACCCCAAAACGGTCTGGGAAAAGAATCTGGCTAAAGGCTCTCGTTTTTCTTCTCTGCTCCAGGAGAACAAGGTCCTGGGGGAGCTTGAGCATCCAGAAAGTGGCAACACTCACCTGGCTAGGGTAAGCCACCTTATGAAGCGGGCTTGGATTGAGACCCTTCCAGATAGCAATGCCTACGGGGTTCCTGCCGGTGAATATGTGATGACAGAGAACCTCATCCTTAACACACCTAATGGCAGGATACTAAAGGAGCTATTTGAAGTTGAAGTGCCTGTGGGGATCAGCAGCAGAGGCCGTGGGGATACTTACAAGGAGGGCGAGGCTGACATTGTTGACGATAATTACGAAGTAGATTGCTGGGATTATGTATACAGACCCAGTGTTCAAGAGGCCCATCACAATAAGGTTGAAATGACTATGAAAAATGACAAGAGACGGCGTCTTGGGGAGCAGGATGGGATGCCCCCTCCTCCTCCTCCTCCGGCTGATTCGGAAGTAATTGGTCCTGACGGTCCTATTGGACCTAACCTTCCGCCACCCGGCAACGAGATTGAGGCCCCTATTACTATTCCTGATGACAAGGGATCTGACCTGAGCAAGGCCCAGGCCCTTGTTGATAAGTACGCCGACCTTGTCAGGGGAGAGGATGTAGGATCTTGTATTGAGGTCCTGCTGGATGCCACTGAGGCCGTGGATGACCTGGGTGGGGATACTTCTGAGGAAGCCATCAAGCTCCGTGGGCAGCTTATCATGCTGGTCAAGGGGTTGCTGATCAAGGTCGGGGATGCCTTGCCTGACAGCGTTAAGAATAAGCCTAGCGACACTGCTCCAAGCAAAAGCTCCGGTGCAGGTAGTAGTAGCTCTGACAGTGATAGCAAGTCTGACGGCGACAGCAAGAAGTCTAATCCTTTCGCAAAGTCATCTGAGGACAAAGATGACGACGAGGAAGACAAAGAGGAAAGTTCCAAACAAGGGTCCCTTTGGGTAATTGAGCATATTGACGAGCTTGTTGAAGAAGAGAAGACTCGTCGCAAGAAGCTGGTGGAAGCTCGCCCACAGAGGGGTTCTAAGATTACAGAAACCTCTGGAGATAAAGAAATGGCTAAGCCCAGTGTAAATGAGGTGGTATTCTTTAGGCAGATCGTTGAGCTTTATGCCTCAGAGCGAGACAAGAACAAGCGGCTTAGAGAGAGGTTTGCTGGCTTCAAGGATATGGTTTCCAGGGACAACTATGATAAGTCTGTTGAGCTTTGTGCAGAGATTACTCGACAGAGCAGAGAGCTTGTCAGCGAGAAGAAGGAAACCGACAAGAAGTACAGGGCTGCTCTAATGACCATTGAAGCTCTCACTACTAAGTTCAATGAGCTTGACAGAAGTTACTTTGTTGCTCAGAAGATTCTGGATGACCCCAGGCTTGCCGAGCATGAGAAGGATCTGGTCGCCTGTGAAAGCAAAGAGGCTATTGAGACCAAGATCACAGAGCTTGCTGGCGTGCTTAAGGAAAGAACCAGGGTTACTTCTAAGGTGATCAAGGAGTCTACCGAGCCGCTGCCTAACAGATTGCCTGGAGAGAAGTGGACAAGCTCTGATAAGACAAAGGTCGAGTCAGAAGAAGAAGCTCCCGAAAAGAGGAAGCCTGCGGCTGACCTGTTTGAGGGTGTAGTTAGGAACATGAGTAAGTAATGGTGTCTGCCCTTTTGCTGTGTCTCTGCCAACCCTATATGGAGATTACGGTAGGAGACAAGTACTTGTGGTAGACCCTGGTCCGATACAGTAAAGAAACCATTGTAGCAAAAGAGGTTAATTATGGCTGAAGATCAAAAAGGAACTCAGCAAATGATGGAGACGACCATGGCTACTGGTCTCCAACTGGCTGAGCGTTGGGAAGCGATGCCGAAGGCGGCAATCCGTGGCTATGAGAATAGCAAGCGGGATCATATCGACTTCCTAGCGGGTGTAGACAAAGATACTGACCGGGCAATGCTTGCCACTCTCTATGAGAACACTCTTAAGTTCTATCAGAGAATGGAAGAGTCAACCAGACAGTTGCACGTAGGAAGCTTTGAGAAGTTTGTCTTCCCAATCATCCGTGCCCTGTATGCCAACCTTGTAGCCAAGGATCTGGTGACTGTTTACCCACTGAGCGCTCCAACAGGACTCGTGTTCTACTTCGACGCTCTGTACGGTTCTACCAAAGGAACCGTTAACCGTGGTCGTAGAGTGTTTGATGCCAGGACTGGTCCTGCCAGCGACTACCACTACACCGACGAGGTTGTAGAGGAAGAGCCCCTGGCAACCGGTGATGGAGTGACGACAAACTTTGTGGGTAACCTGAGCTACACCCCTGTACGCCCAGGTACTGTGGACATCAATGATGGCACACTGCATGCTGTAGATGATGGTAATGGTAACCTGGTAGGCGACGTTAACGCCCTGGGTAACAACACCATTAACTACGCAACTGGTGCCTATGATGTCACTTTCTCAGCGGCCATTGATAATGGCGATGCAGTAGTGGCTACCTATGAGTACAACATGGAAGCCAATGCCAATCTGCCTGAGATGGACATTATGCTGACGAGCGCTCCAGTGACTGCTCGTCCCCGTAAGCTGATTGCTCGTTGGAGCATTGAGGCCCAGCAGGACCTCCAGGCTTACCACGGCATGAATGCTGAGGTAGAGGTCGTTGGGTTTATGACGAATCAGATCGCCAAGGAGATCAATTACCAGGTGATTAGGCATATTCGCAGCATTGCTAATGCCGGCAATCGTACCTGGGATCGTTCTCCTCCCGCTGGTGTCCAGTGGATTCTGCACAAAGAGTCCTTCTATGACACCCTTATCATGTTGAGTAACGATATCTTCTCTGCTACCCAGAGAATGAACGGCAACTGGCTGGTGGCTGGTGTAGAGGTCTGCAACGTCATCGAGGCGTTGAGCAGGTTCACCCCTCAGTCTGGTGCTGGGACTTCTGTGGCTGGTGTGAGACGAATCGGTACGCTGGGTGAATACAGTGTTTACAAGGATCCTACCTACCCGACTGATGAGTTCTTGATGGGCTACAAGGGTGGCAGCTTCCTTGACACTGGATACATCTGGGCTCCTTACCTGATGTTGTACACGACTCCTACAATCGTCCTCGAAGATATGATTGGTCGTAAGGGTATGATGCAGAGAACTGGTCTGAAGGTTGTTAACAGCAACTTCTACGCTACTGGTAGCGTAACCCAGTCTGGTGGTGCCTTCTGATAAGTTGTGGTGTTCTCCAGTCCTGGGGGGCCTTCGGGCTCCCCAGGACACACCCCTTTCTTTTGAGGTTGTGATGAAGCTTGTAGATCTCACAGGCAAGAAGATTGGCCGCTGGACTGTTCTTAGAAGGGCTCCCAGTCGTAACAAGCTAACTCGTTGGGTTTGTCTTTGTGAATGTGGAACTGAGCAGATGGTTTACTACGGTAATCTAAAAGATGGCTCTTCCCAAAGCTGCGGTTGCTTGAGAGCAGAGGGAAGAGTTGGTGAGAACCACCCCAACTGGAAGGGTGGTAAATACAAGACTGCCCAGGGCTACACAAGAGTTAAGCATCCTGTCCATACTGTGCCCTGCTCCGATGGATACGCATTGGAACACCGTGAAGTGATGGCTAAACACCTTGGCCGACCTTTGTTCCCTGACGAGACCGTCCACCACAAGAACGGCCAAAAGAGTGATAACCGAGTTGATAACCTGGAGTTGAGAGTGGGTAATCATGGGACGGGTTGCACCGTCCCCGAAGCCCTCATATGGGCAGATGTTATAATGAAAAGATACCAGCCCAAAGC